AAAAGCATTAAGTGCAAATACAACTGGTGAAAAAAATACGGGAATAGGCAGAGCTACATTACAGTCAATCACTACACAATCAAATAACACCGCAGTAGGTTACAATGTTTTATCAAGTGGAAGTAATACTGGTGCAAATAATACTGGAGTTGGCACGGATGTTTTAGCAGGAAACACTACAGGTGCTAACAACACAGCCATTGGTTATAACACTTTAACAGCAAACACTACGGGTTATGAACAAGTTGCTATTGGTGCTAGTGCATTATTAAACTGTACCACAGGGCTTACTAACGTAGCAGTCGGATATGGTTCGTTACAGGGAATCACAACAGCACAGGAAAATGTAGCAATAGGTAAATACGCAGGTCAGCTAACAACAACAGGTAGAAATAACATATCACTAGGACACAACTCTCAACCATCATCTGCTACGGTTAACTATCAGTGTACTCTTGGCAATTCATCTATAAACAACTTACGTTGTAATGACACTTCTATAAGTTCGTTATCAGACGAACGAGATAAAACTAACATTGTAGATATACCATTAGGATTAGACTTTATTAATACAACACGACCTGTTTCATTTGATTGGGATAGGAGAGATGGAACTAGTGTCGGTAAAAAAGACTTTGGTTTTATTGCACAGGAACTAAAAGTAGCCGCAGATGCTACTATCTATGCAGACCATATGAGACTGGTTAGTGAAGAAGACCCTGACAGGCTAGAAGCTGACCCAATGAAGATGTTTCCTATTCTCGTTAAGTCAATACAAGAACTATCAACCAAACTAGATACAGCACTATCTCGTATCGAAGAATTAGAAGGATAAAGAAAATGTCTAGAACTACAGAAAAAAAAGCACAAGATTACACAGCAATGGGTCACTCAATATCACTCATTACAGATGTAATAGCTGGCGACAGTATGGCTGGTGAACCAGCAGTAGATAGACAATCAGCAGTAGACAGAAATGTTGAGCATCTTGAGCTAATGAAAGCTAAGACAGACTGGGGTAGTGAGTCAATGACAGCTACTACTAATGCAATAACTGCTGGTAAGGGTTACACTGCATCTTAAGCAAGGTAGGAAATTGGAGTAAAACATGAGTAAAGCCGCAGATTTAGCCCGAACAGCCAGTGCCTCCGAAACGGCTTTAAGCAATCGGAATGTTGTAATTAATGGTGACTATACAATATCTAAAAGGGGAACCTCGTTTTCATCTCAAACAGGGGTAGCTTACCACTTAGACAGATGGGAAATGTATGGTTACAATATGGGTGATGGTGTATATAGAGTAGACCAAAGTACGGATGCACCAGCAGGTTTTTCAAATAGTAATAAAGTAAGTTGTACGACTGCGGATGCTTCACAAGATGCTAACAATCAAATGTTTTTTCAACAGATGATAGAGGGTTTAAATTCTTCACATATTAATTACTTTGTAAGTTCCCCTGATACAGTTACGTTATCATTTTGGGTCAAGTCAAACAGAACAGGCAGTTATTCCCTTGGATTAAAATTAAGTAATAATGGATCAGTTCAAAACAACACCGCAACAAGAATTTATAACTCAACTTATTCTGTGTCTGTTGCAAACACTTGGGAAAAGAAAACCATAACGATTGTAATGGACACAAGTAGTTCTACAAAAGTTGTGACCAATGGGTTTGCAATGGCACTAATATTTTGGTTAGGCGGTGGTACAAACAGAGATGAAAGTACAGCAAATTCTTGGATAAATAATGGTAATGCGGCTACTGCAAGTGATAACCTAGACATACTTGGAAGCACTTCTAATGATTGGTATATCACAGGCGTACAACTAGAAGTCGGCACAGTAGCCACACCCTTTGAGCATCGTTCATATGGGCAAGAGTTGGCTTTGTGTCAGAGGTATTATTATAATTATGTTAGTGGAAATCTTAAAAGTGTATTTGCAGCTACGGCTATATTAGCAAATTACATTTCAGGTGTTATAACTTTCCCAGTAACAATGAGGGCAGCTCCAAGTGCAGTTATTGCATCAGGTTCAGATTATTACCGAGAGTACAGTTCAGGAGCTTCTGGCTTTTCTGACTTTACTGGTGAACGGCTAGATGTAAACAGTGCAACCCTTTCAAAAAATGGAGGAGGCCCAAGTATAGCAGCAGGGGATTCAGCTATTGTGTACACAAATAATGCAAGTGCCTCTATAAGTTTTGATGCGGAGTTATAATATGATAATAAATTCAGCAAGATATATTAAAGATGTTGATAATAATAACACTGCTATTAATGCCACGATAGACGGAGTAGTACTGTCAGTCCCACTAGACCCAGACAACCGTCACTACCAAGCTATTCTTGAATGGGTGGCAGATGGCAATACAATCGAGGCGGCTGAGTAGATGCCCCAGGCGTATTATGTAACACCTGACTACTGGGTTGCTGGCTACGCAGATTACGATGCCACGAATATTGTTGCCACAATCCCAACCGCATTAACTTTTACGTCAAATGCAAATGCAGTTATAAATGCCGCTGCCACAATTCCCACATCTTTGGCAATGGCATCGACAGCACAACGAGATAGAGATGCATCAGCATCAATTGCCGCAGCGTTAACATTCACGGCAAGTGCGCAAGCTATTAGAGATATGTCGGCATCAATAGCATTAGCGTTAAGCATGGTAGCGGATGTCAATCGAGTACGAAAAGCGGAATCAGATATTAGCACGGAATTAACCTTTACGGCATCCGCCGGGGCCACTAGGGTTATGAATGTTACAATCGAAACAGCTTTAGATTTCACAGCTAATGCGCGTCTTTTTTGGGAGCCAGAAATACCGTCTACCGGCACTTGGGTAGATCAAAGTAGCACAACACAAATTTGGACAGATCAAACGCCAACAAATGGAGTGTGGACGGATCAATAATTAATTGATAGAATGTACAAAATTAAGGGATTTTAGTCATGGCAGACACAACCACCACGAATTACGGATTAGTGAAACCAGAAGTCGGAGCTTCAGCAAATAGCTGGGGAGCCAAGATAAATACTGACCTGGACACTCTGGACACCCAACTAAAAGCAGTATCCGATTATAAGCTCCCGGTAGGTGCTATTATATTATGGTCTGGAGCTGTAGCGGCAATCCCTACTGGATTTATACTTTGCAACGGATCTGGCGGTTCTCCAGATTTACGTAATACATTTGTTGTTGGTGCTGGATCAACATATGCACCAGCAGATAGCGGAGGTGCTACTACTGTAACATTGGCGGAAGCAAACTTACCATCTCACACGCACGCTGTTAACATTACATCGCAAGCGACGAGCCACACTCACACCGCCACAAGCAATACAACTGGCGCGCATGATCACACCTTTGTTGTTCATGGGTCTCCGGGGTCTGACACTAACTCTTTTGATGTTGATAATCAAAATAATGGTGGCTCTGATGCACCTGCCACTAAAACTGTATCATCGGCTGGCGACCACAGCCACACAATCACTGTTGCTGCTGAATCTGCACACCAACACGTTGTATCTGGAAACACAGCTGCAACGGGAAGTGGCACAGCAGTTGATAAATTACCACCGTATTACGCTTTATGTTATATTATGAAGACTTAAAAAATGGCTCTTATCCCTTTAAATGTCCCCCCAGGATCGTTTCGAAACGGAACCGAATACCAAACAGGTGGCCGCTGGAGGGATATGTCACTGGTCAGGTTTTACAATAGCGTTTTGCAAGCTGTTGGCGGATGGCGATTAAGAATAGCAACGCAATTAACGGGTAAAGCTAGAGCCATAAAAACTTGGAGAGCCAATGACAGCTCCGGATGGATAGCCATTGGAACTGAAACAAAGCTATACGCCATAAATGCCAACGGAACGCTGTATGATATAACGCCAACAGGTTTATCTGCCGGGAGAGCTGACACCGCAGGAGCTGTTGGGTGGGGTACAGAAGATTACGGAGAGCAGGAATACGGAACTCCTCGATCTGAAGGTAATTCAGCATTAACGCTCGAAGCTACCGTATGGAGCCTGGATAACTGGGGAGAATATTTAGTTGGAGTGTCGCCAGATGACGGTAAATTATATGAATGGCAGCTAAATGTCAGCACTTTACCAGCTCCTGTAATAGCAAACGCGCCCACAAACTGTAAAGCTTTAGTGGTTTCTGAGGAAAGATTTTTATTTGCAGTTGGTTCTAACGGAAACCCACGTAAAATTAGTTGGTGTGACCAAGAAAATAATACGCTGTGGTCGCCTGCTGGCACAAACCAAGCAGGCTCGCAGTTATTACAGACTGATGGAAAGCTGCTAACTGGAATACGTGTTTCAAATGGCACGTTATTTCTTACAGACACAGACGCGCATTTAGCTTTATATACTGGCCCTCCCTTTGTGTTTCGATTTGATAGAGTTGGTTCCGGGTGTGGTTTGGCAGCGGCTGGCGCAATTGCTCAAATAGACATTGGAGCTGTCTGGATGGGCCGCGACGGATTCTGGACATATAACGGATCTGTACAATCTTTAGAATGTCCAGTGGCAGAGTATATATACGGAGCAATTAACCGTGGCCAGATGGCAAAAATTAATGCTCACCACAATGCAGAGTTTGGAGAGGTGTGGTGGTTCTATCCATCAGATTCATCGAGTGAGAACGACAGATACGCAATGTGGAGTTACCGGTCAAACACCTGGGCGACTGGCAATTTAGCGAGAACCGCTGCAACTGATACAGGTGTGTTTACGTTACCTATAATGGTGTCTCCAACGTCATATGTGTACGAGCACGAGGTTGGCATAGATTACGATAGCGCAGAAGTATTTGCCGAAACTGGACCTATCGAGGTAGGTAACGGTGATAACTTAGCAGTAATAACCAGGTTGATACCAGATGAAAAAACATTAGGTGACGTTACAGTTAAATTTAAAAGTAGATTATATCCCACAGCTACTGAAACAACTCACGGTCCCTTCACTATGAGCAACCCCACCGCTGTTAGGTTTACAGGTCGCCAAGTAAAAATGCGAGTGATAGGTGGGGCAAGCGATTGGCAAGTTGGAACTATGCGAGTTGAGGCTTCACAAGGCAGTAAACGATGAGTGGTAGAGGATTTCCACAAGTTGGCCCAGATTTAGCGGTCTGGGCTAGGCAGCTTACAGCATTTCTCGGTAGGCATATTGGTTTAAAATTTAAAATTGCTGGAGAGACTTCAAATGAAAATGGTGTTTTACTTTGGGATGATGTCTATCAATACCCAATAATCAGTAGAAATGCGGAATGGCGGCAACTTGTTTTGGAGGGCGGCCACGCTAATTTATTTAAAACGTCAGACGTTACAGCGGCTGTAATTAATACAGCTTACAAAATAACTTACGACACACCTTCTGGTAATAGTAAAATTAGTTTAGGTAGCCCAACCACTCGCATTGTATTTGAGCAAGCTGGCGAATATATTGTGACATTTTCTGCACAACTTTTT